GTAGTAATTTGTGTCTGGATCAACGTCGCCTTCAGTATAACCGCTGGCAGAAGCTCCATCTAAAACAGTATCAACCATGCCAGTGCCTTTCGTTGTACCTGTGCCATTAATACTATAAGAAAGTCTAGATCCGGTTGTGGTTGCAGCTGCATACGAAATATAATCTTCAAACAGCGCAGAAATTTGAGCATCACTATATACTCTTAACGCGCCATCTGTATCAATATACATAAGATCTACCCACCCAGTTTCTCCATATTCGCTATCACCAGCGTCTCTTTGAAATAAGTAATATGAATTCACTGTTTCAGGTTGGTCTAAAGTTTCGCCTGTAATACCAACATCATCGTATAAGGCTTCATCAGCACGCGTATCAACGAATATCGGAGTAGCTGAAACTCTTGTTGCGCCTGTAATACTAGATAAAGTTGAAACAAAATATTCTCCTGCACTATTATCTGCGACAATTGTATCTAATGCTGGTTTTATAAACGTATCAATAAAATCAGTTTCATCCATAGCTTGTATTTCATTGCTGCTATTATAATATACTGGAAAGGATCTAGGATCACTAGACGCCGTAGGTTGAGTACCGCCAGTAACCGTTTCCCTTATATTTGATGATGTTGTTTCTATTGTAGTAATATTAGGTGTTTCGCCAGCAGGAAGGTATGCACCATCGCCGACTGAAACCGCGCCCGCTTGGTATCTTGTATCAGTCATTTGAAATTTTGCGTCGCCGCCTGATGAAACAACTGTAAGTGTAACACCTGGGTTTTGGCCATATGCTCGCACAACTTGATCCACGACTGTGTCAAGATTGGTCGCGGTTAATATTTCTCCGCCACTGTAATATAATGGTGATCTAGCCGCCATGAGTTTTCCTTACGCGTCCGAGGCGCCATAAATTGTTTTTACAGCCGTTCCTGTTGCATCTTTAATAACTAGCTTATTATCAACGTTTACAATTGCATCATTAATAGCTGTTTGTGTTGTATCATCTGTGTCAGTTATACCGTTGAGTGCTTTAAGGTCGGTGATAACTGTATCAGCTCCTACTTTAATTGCCATGTCTTTTCTCCTATCAGATATTTATCAATCCGCGGTTATTCTTAAATAATATGTTACTCTGGTTGCAGGTGTACCGTTTGGAAATTCTTGCGCGTAATATGTAGTTGTCGCCGAGTCAAATCTAGTAGTATAACCTTGCGCTGATGTACCAGACAAATATGTATCAGCCATACCAGTACCACAGTTGTTTCCGCCACCATTAATATTGTACCGTATTCTATAAGGAGTAACAGAAGATGCTACGTACTTTAAATGATCTCTTAACATATTTCGCCAAGCAGTTGTACTGTATTGTCTTATGTCACCAGTTGACGAGTCAACATAAATTGGAATTTCGTCTGGAGCTAACGCAACGGCAACAATTTGATGTAAATAATAATCGTTGATGTCGACAGGTTGGTCGTTATTTTCTGCAATGCCTGCAGCTGTGTAGTTTGCGGCATTTGCACGAGTATCTGTAAATACAGGAGTAGCTGAAACTAATTGCGCCCCTGAAATGGAACTTAAGGTACTAACAATATAAGTACCAGTTCTATCAGCATCAGCCCCTGATCCACCAGCAGTCATTCTAGTAATTGTTGGATATATGAACGTATCATAAAAGTCTGCTTTAGTCATAGATCGTATATGACCAGACGATGTAACGTACGCAGGAAACGCATAGTTTTCATCGGTGTATGTTGGCTCGCTAGTCACAGTAACCGTTTGGGAAATAGTTGCAGACGTAGTATCAACATTGCTGATGTTATCGGTAACTGCTTCTGTTGGAAACGTTTGTCCTGCTCCAGTATTAGATCCAGCATCACCTGCTTGTTTTCTTCTATCAGTCATATTTCCAAGATTACCGCCAGATGAAACAACCTCTAATTCTACATTTGTACTAGTGGTATAACGATATGCGGCATAATTGTATACGCTATCCATTTGAGTGGAATTAGCAGAGTATACATATGTGATAAAAGTATTGGACGTGTCTAAATACGCCGGTGCTCTAACTGTCATGTTAAAAACCTTTTAGTTTTGCGCGCAGAATAAAGTTTTAACTTCAGTGCCTGCAGCGTTATAAATTCTTAAAACGTTGTTTTGGTTTTTAATTGCCGTATTGATTGCTGAATCTGAAACTGAGTCTGTACCTGAAATATTTGCAAGTTGACCTGAGTTTGTAATACGTGTTGTACCGTCGGTTTGTAGTGCCATGTTCATCTCCTCCTATAATTCGACTAGGCTTTGTTTTATTTATAACAATTATCCTTTTCTTTATTTATAAATAAAACGTGAGTTATTTGTCATGCAATTCAAAATTTTATAGGAGAATGAAATGGCAGGTAAGAAAAAAGAAGCTGCACCATCGAAATATGACCCCAAAGCCGCGGATTATAACGGCGATGGAGTGATCACTAATGAAGAACTTGATATGCAGCGTAAAATGCTAGAAATGGAAGATGCTGATGCGCAACGTGATGCTATTCGTAAGATGGCATGGTTTGCTTTATTTGGCTTGTTGCTTTATCCGATAGGGATAATGCTAACTTCTTGGTTGGGATTAGATACTGCAGCACAGCTAATTGCAGATATTGCCCCAACGTATTTTGCCTCTATTGCGGTCTTAGTTTCAGCCTTCTTTGGTGCTGATGCATTAAAAGGACGTGGCGGAAACAGCGACGACTAATTATTTAAACTTTTTTGGTTTACGAAACAGTTTACGATAGCCACCGTGAAACACACTCTGTAAAACAGTAATGTCACGGTGGCGTTTTTTACCGAATTCATTATCCATGCTTTTAACTTCATGGCTCCACGTTTCTCTTTTAAATGGAAAGACTTGCACGAGCGGAGTACCTTGAGGTATATGTATGCCATTAGGATCTAGGTTGGTAAATAAGAATGGAAAATTAATTTCTAAATTATATGTATCCGTGTCTACAATTCCGGACATAAATTCTATTCCTAAATCTTTCAGCTGATCGTTATTGGTGTGACTATGAAACATGCAGCTATAACCAGGAGGCGTTTTAATACAAAACCAAGAAACAAGTTTTAACGCTATTGCAGATGGTGGAACCGTATTAAATAATGAGTGTGTTCCTAATTGCCATGTACCATGATAATGAATAAAGCCGTGGTCTGAAAATCCACTTTTACCCCATTCAGCATCAAATTTTACGTCGTCTTCCGTCTGATAAGCTCTAATGTTTATATCTACTGGAGCTTTTATTACATATCCACCAGACATTGCATCAAGAACAGGCATACACCTTTTAATTGTTAAACTCTTTCCAGGACCTGCGTAATCTTCAGGATTTACGTTTTCAGGCAAATGTTTAGGATCAAGGCGGGTTTGTATTTTTCTATACCATTCCGGTATACTACGGTCTCCCGGTACAGGTCTATATGATTCTACATTCATATCATCTGGTATGTAAAATTCAATTACTGGATCTTTTGACTTTTTATTCCAAAACATAATATTGTGTCCTTATATAGTTTTCGAGGGAGAGGCTTTCTGCAGTGCCTCTCCCCTTATTTGCATTTGACGTATGCAACAACCGACTGGGTTTTCATCTACGGTACCAGTGCTTTTACCGACCTAAGTTAGAGGGCCACTTCCTTACTTAGGGTTTATATAATGAGTTCTTACCTCCTGGTCGGGTTTTCCTCATTATTCTTTGGTCTCGGAAGTAGGATTTGAACCTACGGTCTCCTGGTCCCAAACCAGGCGCTTTACCATACTAAGCTACACCGAGTAATAGAACTATTTTCCTCATACGCCCAGCTAGTATTTCCAATCTCTCCGCACGGCCTTATTGACGTTGCCGCTCTAGTTTGATTGAAACTAACATCTCCACGTTTTCACGACACTGATATTTCACAGGCGAATTATTCTCGCGAGATTGTGTTTTCAGGTGGCCTGCCCTCTACACGGACGTATGAGAAAAATAGTTCTTAACTGATTCCTTTTTCCATTTGATATAACTAATATAACTGTTTCTAAACCAAATGTCAATAGCTTATTTTCATTTTATTGCATAAAAAACATAAAAAATCAAATTTATTTTCTACTTCAATATCAGGAATTGGATCAAATCCCCAATGTAATAAAGCTTGGCGTTGTTTACGACGCTTGGTTAAATCTCCATTTCCATTCTTTTTTACTTGAGCACCATGACGAGCACCAAAAGATTTCCAACGCTTAATTTGCCAAGTGTCTAGCTCAGGTAAACGACGGCCTTGATAGTAACGAAGGTACCACTGAAACCATCCCATAGGATCTTCTTTTGTAATCCACCCTGCTTCTTTCCATACAGATAAAGGTTGTGAAGCGCCTTCCATGAAAAGATTTGTTTTTGTAATCGTTGGTTTACGATCAAAATCTGGATTAGTATCTTTATAGTAAGAACCGTCAAAGATACCAAGCTTTAACATTTGATAAGGCGTAAAGGCAGGATTAAACTCGTGCATATTGTTTCCATACTACGTTTATATAATTAGCATCAAGAATGTCTCTGTATTCCATTGCATCGAGAACACAGTTGAAACGTTTGCCGTTAATAATGTAAATCATCCCCAGTCCTTAAAGTCCATGTTTACGGTTTCATTATATTCATGTCCTGCATAATACTCTTTAATCTGATCTTCAGTCATGAATTCTTTTTCTATACGAAACGCTTTACCAGTGCCAAGAGGCCAGTAATGCGGGTCAAGACGACGGCCATAATACGAATCAGCGCTTCCGCGGTCAAAAGGACCACCGTGCCGAACTGTATCTGATTCTCCAAACGTAACATCGTAAGTCACGCCACCATATTCAAAATATTCTGGTTTAGACATCTCCGTAAACCTCCATGCCAGTAAAGTTTTCTTGAAGCCATCCACGGTCAATAGCATGAAGAACAATAATATTCTTATATGGCTCGTTTGGCCATAGACTAGTTTTAATAGCCCATGATTTCATGTCACGTTTAACCATAATAGACTGCTCACCTTCAACAGGTAAAGCTTCAATACGATTGACTTCTTCTTCAGCAATTTCAAAGCCATTACGAGTTTCTTGGATCCAAGGTGTCATTATTATACTCCTAAAACTTCAATTTCTGCTAAGACAGCAAAACATTCATCGATGTAAGATGATTTGTAAAAATCTGAAAGATCCATATACATATCAGACTCAACGAAATTCCAAAAGTCTGTTGAACCAAATCCAGGACGAAGATTGAAGTCGTTGCGGATTGCTTTTTGAAAGCTTTCGATTACGTCAGCTTTAATCATTGCGCCGTTGTGGAGATGTGTAATTGTTGACATTTGGTTGTTCCTTTGTTTACCTTATATAAACAATATAACTGATTCTAAACCAAATGTCAACAATAAAATGAAAACAAACTAAATTATTTTAGTATATTTTTGTCGTAGTACTCAACAGATTTGTGCCATTCACCTATTTTTTGCTCCCAAATTCTTTGACGATCTTCTATATTTGGTAAATAGGTAAACGAGTCAAGATCCACTGCATAGGTTTGGGCGTTACGATCACAAACAATAAAATTGTCTGGTGTTGGATCTTCAAAAGTCCATTCCTTACTTATCAAGTCATTATAAATTTTGACTACGTCAAGATCATCGTGGTTTCCTTTACAAAATTGAGATTCTATAGTTACTGTATTTTTATGTCTTGAAAATTCAAACTCTGGTATGCAAATAAAATCAAATTTTGTGAGCTTTAATTTTTTCAATCTGTTTTCTAAATCATCAGCAAACCAAGGTTCAATAAAATCAATTTGCTTAGTGATAGAAAATTGTTTTATCTGCATAGTGTCGCTAGATGGATATATCATTTCTTTTCGTTAGCTTCCGCAATAACCATCTTATCATAATCGTCGCGGTTAACAACACCTTCACCCAATAAACGTTGTCTGTTTACTTCGTGAGCTGCTTGCGTCTCTTCTTTTGATCCGCCAAAGTAAGGTACACAATGCCCTTCTTCAATCATGATCTCTGTAATTAAACGACCGTCCGCTGCACGGAAATCGCCAAGGATCCGACCAAACTTGCCTTTCATATCTTCGCCATGTTTGTTCTCGGTTGTGATAAGTTTTGCATCTACTGCTAAAAGCTCGCCAAGTCTTTTACTTGATGCTTTACCGAATAGTTTTTCTACGCGGTCTGATGTTCTTGACTCAGGTGTATCAATACCCATGATACGTACCCTTTCATCTTTTAGGCAAATACCAAAACCCAGATCAATATCTACATCTACAGTATCACCGTCCACTACTTTAATTACAGTTACGTCATATTCGTTCTGATGGCTCATTTTCTTTTCCTCATTTATTATTATTGTTATCGGAATGCGATTATCGCTATATATTTATTTAAGTGTCAAAGCATAATCATGTACATTATCAATGAATTCACCAATAGTGCCCATGTTTTGTATCCATTCTCTAACTACGTTATCAGGAATTTCTTTTCCTGGATAAAATACGTCTTCGGCTTCCATGACGATATTCATTACATCAAGAGAATCAATATAATTATCAATCATATGTTCTCTTGTTAAATCTTCGCCTGTTTCTTCTTTTAAATAGTTAAATACCCAATCTTCTAATTCACTGATAGGTTTGCTCATTGTTATTCCTTTCCATTATAAAATCCGCTAATCTGTAAAGTATATTTTGGTGTTAAGCCAGCGTTTGCGCTAAGGTGTAAATGATCGCTGTCCCAAACAAATCCGTCACCAGCTTTCCAATGAGTACTTGTTTGCCAATTCTTATTTTCATCTTGATAGTTTATAAAGTGTCCTGGAGACCAATCTTCTAAGTAAATATTGGCTCGGACCTTTTTACGCGTTTCATCAGGGAACAGTTTATTTATTTTAAAAAACGTATCCCTATGCATTGTAATAGTATTTCCAGGAGGTTGCAATATAGTACTTATTGTAACTGGCTCAATGTTTAGTTTATCGCCGAGTTCTTCAAAGTCTACGTCAATAGGATCAAACCATAGTTGTTGGATCTTTGTGTTTTCTTCAGAATAGCTTTCAGGAAATCCACCAAACGTTTTATGAATATCTTCTTGTTCACGAACCTGATAACTTATACAACTACCCTTGTGCTGTTCATAGTCCGCCTGCAAAAACTTTGAAAAATCGTGTTCTAATTTTATGTTATAAATCATTTAAGAACTCTTCCATATCAGATGTGTTGCGTTCGTTGTATCGAAACGCCTTTATATTATGTATATTTATTTCATCGGTATCAATTAAATATTGCGATAAGTCGGTGTGGTATAATCTTTCTACTTCGTCAATTATCTTATTAAAGCGAATAAGTTGGTCTTCTTCATCGTCAAACGAATAGTCAATCCATGGATAAAACTGATATCCTTTACTTTCCAAATACGGTTTCAAAAAGGGACCACCAATCCATACGAATGGTTGTCCTAGCATTAGTGGTCTATAAACTTTTTCAGTAATTGACGGCAAATGAATTCTTGATTCAATTACAACCTGAAATTGTGAATCTATAAATTGTGGTGGAGTTCTATACCAAAATGTACCAGTTGCAACCTTTATCCAGTCAAGGTTGATGTCATAACCTTTGTTACTTATAATGCGATGTTGAAAAACATTTTCAGGTCCAACGCGGTCTACAGTATCACGTGTTGCTTGCTTTATCACAGGGTCTGGGTTTGGGCCCAAATATTTTTTAATAGCTTCTTCTGGGTCTGGTACGTTTTGCGTATGTATTACATCCTTTTGCCATAATATGTTTCTTTCAATTAATTCAGCGATTAAATCCAAACGCAACCATCTTCCATCTATCATTCCAACTGGCACTGATAACTTATATGTGTGGTCTGCATACGGATCCCAATTGAGATATTCAAACTGAGATATTTTATCAAAGCAATCAATATGAGTTACATATGGTTTATATTTGTCTGCGTGGATTCCAATAGGATGATCGTATTTGTCATGCCATAAAGTAAACTTGTGGTCTTTATCATATGAATTTAATAACCACTGAAACTTACTCGGTGGCAACTGTTCTATTAATTTATCAAATTGTAAAAAGAATTTTTTCATTTGAACATTATCGCCCATGTAATGGACGGGATGCAAGCTTATATGCTCAAATATCCATGCTACAACTATCTTAACATTATTGTTATTTACGAATTCTATTAAATCTTTTCTTTGTAATAACAAACCTGGGATTTCAGCTAAAGTACGAGTATCATCACCTGGTATAACTACAAGGTTTATATCATCATCGTTAACTGTGTCTTGATTTATTATTTTATACTCAGGACAAAATTCTGAGGTAATTTCATCGCCTTGATAATCTGCAAAATATTTAAAGAGCTGTTCGCGTATCTTCTTATCATACCAAATTGTTTTTACGTCACTGATATCTTCGCCAAACTTTTGAGACTCCGGTCCATGCCACGTAGCCGTTTTGCGTACTGGGCACATAGCTATGCCCCAAGTCCAAATCTTTATTTTATCAACAATTGCTTTCATGTATCACCGTCAAATTTATTTAAGTGTCAAATTGTTGACAGAGCCAAAATTCTTATAAATATATATAATAGAGTAAAGTATGCTTTTATTATCAGTTAATGGGATGAACATTATGCTAAAAAAATTACTCTTTCTGTTTATATTATTTATACCTTTTGTTGGACCAACCACAGCGGGGGCAGAGCCAATAGTTACAGAGAGCACAACAGATAGTACTATCAACAGTAATAGTACATCGGAGACTACAGTTAATTCTCCGCCGCCGTCGGCGATCGCTCCTTCGATTAATTCAGCCAATTCAGATTTATGTACCGTAGGTGTATCAGGCGCGGTTCAAACACAGATATTAGGTATATCGGGTGCCAAGATGGTTCGTGATATGAACTGTGAAAAACTAAAGAACGCTAAAACATTATATGATATGGGAATGAAGGTAGCCGCTGTTTCGGTAATGTGTCAAGATCCTCGTGTATTTAATGCTATGATGGACGCAGGCACACCTTGTCCTTACGATGGTATGATTGGTGACGCAGCCAAGGCAGCATGGATTGCCAATCGTGATGAACAACCTGAAGATCCGCAAAGCAATATAATAAAGGATATGAACGATGAGACCAAGTCTACTTTGTTCGGCGGTGGCCTTGTGGGCGGCCTCCTTCTCTTATTGCTACTCTGATACAACATATAGTTCAACTAATAACGCTGCGGCGGAAGCTTTAGCGTGGGCAATGAAAAATGTTTTACCTGATTCAACTGCACCTTATATCACAGTAGAAATAAATGGTTTAGCTTATCAATATACAATGGTAAAAGATCCTGAGGCAGATGCAACTGTTACGATTTCAAACGAAGACGCTGCAAATCCTGGGACAAATATTTTTGAAGAAACAGATGATTGGAGTGGTAATCCCGGCGGAACTGTAAGGAAATATTTTAGATTTGATTATACAGATTCTTCTAGGTGGGGAGATGGCAAAATAAGTGTTGAAGGCGAAGGTACGGTTACGGACCCATTTGTAGTTTACAATTACAAGATGGTAGTAGATGAAAGTTTCCAATGTTTTTCACCATTATCAAATCCAAGTTGCCCTGGATATTCCACGGCACTAGCTGAGTATTTAGCTTCTCTTGCGCAACCACCGTCAATTGGCGATCCGTATTATGACGAGTGGGTCCAAGCAGAATTAAACCGTGAAGCAAATAGAGATGAGGAAGAATTAGAACAAGCAGACAACAGTAATGAAGTAGAAGATGATTTGGAGGAGCAGCTGGGTGGTAATAACAATATCGACAAGTTAGTTGATGGCGCAGCCCAGCAATCAATTTTAGCAAATTTATCGTTAAATCCAAAGATTGTACCATATTATGAAGTAACGATCCCGGGTGGAATATACGAAGATACCTTAGTGTTACCTTCGACGAGTTATCCGGATAATAGAAGAGCGATGAGGAACTTAGCGTCTGACGCTAATCATAGATCTATGGTACGCTCACAATACGAACGATAAGGAGAAATTGTATGTTCAAACATTTAATACTTGGCAGTGCAGCCATGCTGATTTGCAGTTCTGCAGGCGCGGCGGAAACTCCAATCACCGGTAACGTAGCGTCAAAATGTTCGATTTTTACGGACACAGCTGGTGTTTATGGTAACCCTACACCAGACGAATTAAGTACAACACCTGCAGACGGTGGTGTTTATCCAGTTGTACGCTATGATGTTGCCATTGCAGATTATTACACCGCTAAAATTTCCTGGCCAACTTCGTTTTCATCTGCGCCGAGTCTTACTGACTCAGTAACATGGGATGGCGAAGTTACAGTAACGAATACATCAGATACTAATATGTCAGGATATGAAGCAGCTAAAATTGAGTACGACAACCACACTGAATACGATCTTAGTGTAGCTGGATCTACTTGGTTCTCAGTTGAGTCAGAAGCAAAATATGGTGTAGGTAAATCACTACCTGGTGGTGAATACAAGGCAAACGTTATTGCAGAGTGTATTGCGGACTAAGGTGTTAATTTGGGTAAAAAGTATATTGAGGGATTAAGAATGAAGTATTTGGTGAGTTTGTTTATTATGTTAACTTGTACACCGGTTTTATCACACGAATTGACACCAACATACCCAAAAATGCGCCCTGCATATGTTGACGGTGTGTTGGTGACAACCATGGATATATGGAATAGAAGAACCGATGTAGAATACTACGAAATTGAAGTCTTTAATAAATATTGGGAGCCACTTCCGTTTGCTTCACAAAATAAAATAATAAAGATTAACTATTTGGAAAAGCAGCAGTTTAATGTCTATATCAAAAGCGAGCATGGAAGTAAAGCTGTATATATATGTACTACCTCTAAATTATTGAGGGAAGATGTACTATCAACCGGAGTGAAATCGAGGATTTGCTCCAAGATAAAGTGAGAACATTATGCGTTACATTATTTCATTGTGTTTGCTGTTGTTTACGACTACCGCAAATGCAGACTCTGGTTCGGTAAGTTTAGCATTACCGAGTGCACCAGGAAATTACCAATCTGATAAATTCAAGGCTGGTGATTTAGATTGTTCTAATGCCATCGGATCGGCTACACAACTTGAGCTCGGTGTAACTGGTCTTATTGACGGCGGTTATTATGATGAAGTGAATCGATATATTAACGACAGACGTGTTGATAACGTCGGTGTATACGCAAGGATTGTTATACCACTCGGCGCAAGACCTAAAGAAAGAATTGATTGTAATAGGTTATACGAAATGGAATTACAGTTAAAATCGCTGGAATTAGAACGTTTAAGAAGAGAGCTTCAGCAATTGAAAGAATTATCTTTTGAGGAGTAAATATGGCTGAATTTGAATTTGCAGGAACTACGTTTAGAGGTGGTAAGATGGTGGCGGTTTTAACGGCATTATCTACTTTAGGCGGTGGCGCCTATGCGGGTTTTGAATTTTACACGGACTACATGAACATGAAAGAAATTGTTGAAAATATTGATATTGATGAAATTGCAGCTGCCAACGCAATGCAATTACAAAAATTAGAAGATGCTATTGGATATACACAAGACATTAAAGATGATTTAAAAGGTGACATTAACAGGAGTGAAGAGTTAATATCATCGTTAGAAGATCAAATAGTTGCAATGGAAACCACCGTAAGAGCGTTGCGTAAAGATGTTTACGATAAATTAGATACGTTTGAAGAGCGATTAAGAGTAACACTCAAAAGTAATCAAGATACGATGTCTGATTTACGTGATCGTATTAGTACTAATTTAGAAAACTCTGAGGCAAGAATTAAATCTACACAAGCAAGTATTGGTGCAACTCTTGAAGGTGTAAGAACAGAAATGAACCAAGTTCAAAAAGATGTAACTGCATCTATCCGAGAGGTTGAAGCTGGTGTTCGCCAAACAGATAAAGATATCAGGGCTGATATGAAACAGCTTGATAGAGAGATCTTTGAAAGATTGCAAGAAGCATTAGATAATCCATTATCAGAATAGGAGATAAACATGTCAGGACCAACGAAAACGTGTACAGCATGCGGCCATGATTGCCATTGTGATAAATCTGATTGTAAAAATTGCCAAAACGATGTTTGCATAAGATGCAAATGTGAAAAAGATGTCTGACGACTATTATGAAAATACTAGAGAACAAATTCGAGATATCAGAAGAAGAATTAAAATCCTTAGAGCAGAACTCAATAGTAATACGCCACGACCCAGTTCTATTCAAGACAATGGAGAGGTGGAGGGAACGCCACGGGAAACCCCCACAGTTCAAGTCGATCCGAGGGAAGAACTCAAAAGAAAATTAATGAAAAGAGGATAAGTATAATTAAATGGAAGCTATTGCCATTATAGTATTTCTAGCTATGGGAAATACAATAAACAACTTAGAAAACGAAGTCGCAACGTTAGGTTATTTTCAAGAGCAAAATACTGCCGAAAGTTTAGAGCAACAAAAACAGATTAATGATCTTATAATTAGTACGGAAAAATTAGAACTTCAAGTTAAAGAATTAGAAAAGACAACTGAAATGAATCATCTTGCATTATCAGGAGCAATTGCTTCAAAATATGCAAGGCATGAAACGTTTCACGACATGCAACAAATACAGATAGATATCATGGAAATGAGACAAGATGATATTTTAGAAAGAATGCTAGCAGCAGGGGAGTAACAATGTTAGAAAATTGTGCAAAGATGGCAGAGATCGCCGAACTTGCGTATTTAGATGGGCCTGAAGCAAAACCTAAATATAAGAAACTAGGTTATACAACCCACAAGTTCGTTGAAGTAAACGGTGCACAATGCCACATCATTTCAAATAAAGAAGAAATCGTAATTGCATTCCGTGGCACTGAGCCAAAAGAGTTTTCCGATATTAAGGCGGACTTAAACGCTTGGCCAGATAAACCAAACAATGGACACGGATTGGTACATAACGGGTTTCAAGAAGAAGTAAATAAGGTGTGGCCTGATATTGAAAAGGCTTTATCTAAAATGAAAAGAATTGGAAAACATTTGTTTCTCTGCGGCCATTCTTTAGGAGCTGCAATGGCAACAGTTGCAACAAGCCGACTCGGTGATAAAGTTACTGCTTTATATACATATGGGTCGCCAAGAGTAGGAACTAGAAAATTTGTTAAATCGTTTGATAATATACCTCATTTCCGCCATGTTAACAATAACGACTTGGTCACTTGTGTTCCTTTTGCTGCAATGGGATATAGACACCATTCGCAACCGCGATACATCAACTACTTCGGTAATATTAGAAAAATGAGTAAATGGCAAAGAACAAAAGATAAGTGGCGTGGAAGATGGCGCGCATTTAAAAAAGGAATGCCATTCGACGGAGCATACGATCACGGTATGAACCATTATTGTAAATACACGAAAGAAAATGAAAATGTCTGATGAAATTGAAATACCAAAAATATTACAAAAGCCTGTACCATTAAAAGATGAAGATACACCAGAAGGAACTTTTGATTTAAGCTTTAGGGTAATGAATAATGAAGTAATAGGCTTTGCCATGCGGGTTGATGATTTCAAAGCAAAATGGCTTATCCTTGGTCTTATAGCTATTGCAATACTAGGTTTTGTTGCAACAGCCTTTGGTCCAATGATAATGAATACTTTTGGTGGCTAAACTGTTTGATAAATTCTTTCACAGCAAAGCAGCTCATATAACTTATGCTATAAGTACAATACTTTTTATTTTACACCTATTATTACATGCAGTACCTTTTGGTATTGGTGGCTGGGTTATATGGGAATATTTTGGTCATGGCCATTCGCACGAAAGCGGAACTCACAGCCATAAAGATAAATAAAACATGGGACTAAAATATGACGCTGATCGCTTTAAACATTACGGAAATAGATCAGAAGATAGATTGAAAAATAATTATTTTTTGGCTATACCAGGTTTATTCAATTTTGACGACATTTATAGTAGCGAAGTAAATAGAATAAAAGATGGCGGTACTATTGTAGAGATTGGAATATGGCAAGGTAAAAGTACTGCGTGGATGGCGGAAGCGATAAAAGACAGTAAAAAAGATATAAATTTTTACGCAATTGACCATGATGTGTCAAACTTGAATGAACACATTAACCCAGTAAAAGATTATGTTAATATATTAAACTTAGACTCCGTTAAAGCTAGCAAACAATTCGAAGATAAATCTGTAGATTTTGTTTTCATTGACGGCGATCATAGGTATAGTGCTGTGATGAAAGATATATTTGCTTGGGATAAAAAAGTAAAAGATGGCGGATGTATTGCAGGACATGATTATATTAAAGATCATGACGATATAAAAGTATGGGATGCTGTAAACGATTTTTACGGAAAAGCGAATGTTTTAAATATAAGAACATCTTGGTATATTAGAAAATAGAATAAGGGACAACAAAATGGAAATGCTAACTAGAATGTTTGGCGATACGCTGTGGATATATACAGCTATTGGAGGATCCGTTTTAGGCGCTGCCTTTTTAGCTTGGTTTAGAAATACCAAAGCTGCGCTATATTTAATGGGTAAGCTTGATAATACTTTAGACTACCTAGTTGATAAGTTTGGTTGGGAATGGTTACAAGATGATCCTGAGGCGTGGCGCAAGCGCTATCCAAAGGTCACAAAGAAAATTGATGATTTAGAACTGCGGCTACGAGCGTTAGAAGCTGGGTCTAAAACAAAAGTTATAAAACAAAAGAAGGATTAGATTATGTTTAGTAAACAGTGTAAATTGCATTTAGAAGAAGTTGGTGAAACAGGATTGCAGCATGCTAAACATGCAGTAAAGGCCGCAATCAGATTACAGTTACTCGTGCCTGCGTTATTAGTACATGCTGTTGCTCCTAGATGTTTTACACATACAGCTACTAGCGTAATGAATGATATTTTAAAGGAGAGAACAAAATGAATTGGTTAAAATCAAAGATTTCAGAACGTTCAAGTTTTGACGGAATTTTAATGGTCGCTGCCGGTGCTGCGATTATTATATTCAGCCCGTTAACTCAAATGATTGCTTATGCCGCCATTGCTTGGGGAGCATGGACAATTTGGCGTAAAGAGTAAACTATGGCACATTGGACCTTTGAAGACCATAAGAAGTGGTACCCTAATAACTTTGACGATGGTATGATAAGATCCTTTGTGGACAAATTTAAACCAAGTTCAGTTTTTGAATTTGGTTGCGGAATTGGGCATTATTGTAATTATATGTCCAATTCCGATATTCCAATCGTTCACGGTGTAGAACCTGCGCCGATGGATCCAAATATGTTTCAAAACGAAGGTTGTGAAAATATTGTTTGGGATATAACTAAAGATCCTGAACCATCGCCAATATTACCAACTTATGATGCAATTGTGTCTATTGAAGTTATGGAACATATTGACAAAAAATTCCATGCTGAAATATTTGACTATCTTGTTTCTAAAAATCCACGCGTTGTTTTGTTTTCAGCTGCAAGACCTGGGCAAGGTGGCAATGGCCATATTGCTGAAAGGCATGAAAGAGAATGGATTGATGAGTGGGAAAAGCGTGGATATCGTAGAGACAAAATAAGCTCAGGTATACAAAAGAAAGCGTGTAATAAGAGAAACATTAATCACGTTAGAAACTGCAATATATACTTTAGGAATGACGATTAATCATTTCAGTTATTAAACGCAATGGTATGTTACCTTGTAGTCTATCAACCTCCACGCCATCTTTTAATAACAAGATGCACGGCAAAGTTTTAACTCCATAAGTATTCGCAAGACCGACATTACTCATTATGTCTATTTTTTGAATATCAACTCCAAAGTCTTTATCGGCCATTTGTTTATCTAACAGCTTAGCTGAGTTTGAGTAATTAGCTATGAATTGGATTATTTTTAAGGACATATTCTTTCAAGTCTCTTTTGCGCATTCGTTTTAGTTTAAGAGTTTCTTTCTTAAACCGTTGAAGTTTCAAAAACTGTTTATGATTGTGTTTGTAAATTGTTGGTTGCGACATCTTTAAACTTTTCTGTTGACCATATATTTAACCAATTATGTGGAGAGAACTTTAGCTGTCCAATATATTCATATCCCCATTCTTTAAGTATATCGCCAGCCTTATCGTGATAGTCTTCCATAATTACAATAGGTTCATCCCGCATTATTGTATTCTTCGCTCCGCGTATTGCCGACGGCTCGTGATTTTCAAGATCTAAATGCATAATTGATAATTCCTTTACAGTCAAATCATCAATTGAAATTGTGTTAACTAATTGTGTTTTCTTACTATCATCTTCTGTAATCTGTGATGCACCACCCATATGACCGTTGTCAAATGTTTGCATATATGCGTGACCACTTTCAAGACTCATAGCTGCGTTAAACAATATAACATTAGTCAAATCGTTTTCTTGAACGCAGCGTCTTGTAAGAACATAATTTTCTAATACTGGCTCAAAGGCATATAACGTGGCGTCGCAATGAGCAGAAAAATGTGGAACCATATCACCAAAAAACGTACCGCCATGGATCATAGACATTTTAGTTTGTTTCAATACATTAGTAACAAACTCATGAGTTCTTCCTTCATACCTATAACCGTTTATCATCACTTCAGCTGCCGGCCGACGTAATGCATAAGAAGGTATGAAATAAACGTTGCCGAATAAATTAACTTCTTTATAGTTTATTTGGTAACTACCCATCCAAATCTCCAAACTCTTTTATTATATCGTCAACAAACATAACTGCCATATTTACTGTTTCTTGATCTATTTCTTTTAACTCACCTGCGTATATACCTTTGACGATTTCATCTTCAATCTTTTCAATATTAGCTTTACCATTTACTAAAGGCTGGTGATAACCGTTCATCATAATATCAATTGCAAGTTCTGTTGCTAATGTCGTTTGGTAATCCATATTGATTCTCCTTTAGATACATTTAATATATACCAACTTTTGTGGATTGTCAACTAAATGTTTTCCACTTTTCAGGAGATGATAAGGTTCTATGATAAATTCTTGTTTGAGCCTTTTTAGTAATAATCATATCACCTGCAACGCAAAATCTGCTTTTAAGTAAATCTTCCTTAGTGTTAAATGATTTTATAACTGTACTTTCCGTGTCTTTCTTTGCAAGGTTATGGCTCATATTGCTTGGAAAAATTAGCATAGAACCTTGCCCTACAGGAATAGAAAAATTAGTACAATTCATTTCAGTCCATTCATCAACATAATGATGAAACCAACCTTGATGCAATTCGTTTGCATGACAAGGCTTTGTATCATACAAGATAAGGTTTTTTTCTTTACCCGGTTTTATATATGGATAATAAGTAAACGATATATGGTTTTCTTCATGGTTGTGTTTGTTGATTCCGTTATCGTCAACTACGTTGAAAAAGGTTTTGGTTACGTGAACATCAAATTTTGTTGAGTCAATACTTAATGTTTTAAAATATTCACGCACACTCGGCATTACTTTATTTTCATAAAAACCTTCTAAGCTCGGCTCTAATTGAACCTGCTCATATCCTAAAAGATCGTGAGTTCTTCCATCATTCCCGCAATGTTTAAAATACAAATCAAACCAATTTTCTTGTTCGTCCTTAGTAACTTCGTGGATTGTATGAGTTATATTAGTTGGAAATAGCGCGAGTGGTTGGATCTTCATTGATTGCTCATTTCTAAATTATACTGGTCTAAACACATGTCTTCTAAAGTTTTAGTCAAATTGCATAATGTTGACGGCGTCGCCACGGCCGCTGCTTGATCGCCTAATCTCCTGCCAACAATTTCACGGTTCATACTAACACCTGTAACTTTTTCCATTGTATCAAGTACTTCGTGGACTGTCCAACCGCTTTGAGAACCTAAGCATTCGTATGGAGTATTACTAGGACCGGTTTCAACTGCTTTAACTATAGAACTGCTAAGATCACTGACGTGTATATAATCCCGAATGCAAGTACCGTCCCTAGTATCATAATCGTTACCAAAGACCTTAACATTGGGAAGCTTGCCAGCAGCCACCATAGCAGCAACACGGATAAGATGGGAAGCCACACCAAGTTGGCGGTTAACACCATCAGTACCACTGACGTTAAAAAAGCGAAAAATAGTATACCCATCTGCTTTCTCCTTAATTACATCTTCTGCTCCTACCTTACTTCTTGCGTATGGCGAAGCCATTTCAAACGCGGAACTCGTACTTGCAAATATAAAATTTTCTGTTCTGAGTTTTTCAACAGCGTTTTTTGTACCCATGATGTTAGTACGATAATATGCTGATGGTTCTTTTAATGATTGAGGAACAACACTACGTCCTGCTAGGTGAACTACTGCGTCTCCCCAACCCATGAGCCAATGATCCATAAGATCTTGTACCCAAAACTTATCACAGTATTTTTCCACATCATTATGTTCGTTATGAATATTTAAATCAAATCCATATACTGTATGACCGTGTTCTTTTAACTGTTTGCACACATGACTACCAATATAGCCAGTGGCGCCAGTGACTAATACTTTCATAGAGCTAATCGCCTAACTGCCACGACATCAGCGGCTCTAAATAATTTAATTGATACTTCATTATCTTGATTACCTCCAAGAATTCTATAATAAACGTCTCCGCCTATAATCTTAAGGTCAATATAAAAACCAACATGACCTTCCCAAGGTTGTCCGCGTTTTAATACTACGATATCTCCATAATCTGGTGTATTAACTTGGTAGCCTAAGTTTGTAAAACTTCTTGCCATAAATGGATTTTCTGATACGGTTTCAGAACCTGGTATATCAGACTCACGCAATACAGCGTTAACATATGCTGCGCACCATTCAGTGTAAACAGGATCTACTTTTAGAAACTTTCTTAACTCTTCACGTTGCTCTGTTTCCGAGTAACCTATATATTTAGAGGCTTTCGTAATATACTCAAGGTGACTTAATTTTGTTTCTGCATCAAGATATGAACAGCCTGCAAGACTACCTATCAATATGCATGACTTGGGAAAATGTTTGAGGCGGTGGACAACACCACTCATAAGTGAATAATTCATTAAGGTTACCAGTCCCTCCTTTGGTTTCCCACCACTGCTTAACATATCCATATGCGTGATTCGCAACATCTTTTAAATGTTGTGAATTTGGATCGTGAACTGTTGATGGAAATTTCGGTACGTTATGATTAAATAGTGGGTGAATATAGAAAGTGCCTAATCCATATACAACATTTTCTATAGTAGGTTTATATTTTTTACTATCTTCACTCTTTAATATATACGGCATCCTAAAATGTATTGTGTTATCATTTATAAAATAATAATCTATAATCTTTTTAGCGTAATGGCGTTTAATTACATAGCACTGAAGTCCATGATCATGTCCATTACGGTGGCGTGGATACATCACAGCCCAGCCTTCGTGCATACAGCACAGTTGGAGACCGTCCCACAATACGCCAAACTCCTTAACATAATCCTCATAAACAAAGTTCCAATGTTGAATAGTGCTAAAGTCACAGTCATCTTCAAAGAATGCGGCTTGTTCATCGTCAGTATTTTCATACCACCATTTAATGGTTAGGAGATGAGAAGTAGTAGCACCTAATGGCAGTATGCCCAAAGTGTCACGGTCGCCGACGATCTTTAAATCGCTGTCTTCAAGTCTTTTGTATTGTAGGACGGTTCCATCTAAACCGAGTCTATCAAACTCGGAATTCATATAGTCTCTGCGTTCAACACTTTCTTCAAGGTTGACAACATAACACTTTGGAAATCCTTTAAGCTTAGGATGCATTAGAAATAGTTAGTCAACATATCAAGCTGATCTTCGTACTTGGCCATTTCTTCAAGTTGCTTTTCAATTTCTTCCATAACTTCGGAATGCTCACCAACTCCAACTGGGTTGCGCAAATAAATCTCAGCATTCATACGATGTTTTTCAATATGAGCTCGAGCATGATCTTTCAAAGCTGTTACCATTTGGTCACGTAATTCCATTTCTTTCTCCTATACAATCAGATTGGTTTTTGGTGGTGTTACAAGTCCACTTGTCATTTGACGATATGCGTCTTGTACTTGTTCGTTTGTTTCCATAATACACGAAATACCATAGAGAGTAACTTCTTTTGGGTTTGCATGGCCTGTCATAGAAATACCATTTGCAAATCCCATTCCTTGGTCGCTGACAGATACAAACCTAGGATCTTTGAGTTCCACCTTATCGTTATCTTGAGATACGAATTTACCAACATATTCGCCGTTGGTTGTTAGTACCGTAACAATATCATTTAGTTTATACATTATATTGATCTTTCAGTTAAATTAATACATAGAGCTTGTTGCCCTGATTTGAAGTAGCCGCCACCTTTACCTACATCATCACTAAGAGCTTCACGAGCATAAAAGCATTCTGTCATTGTGTCATGTTTTGTCACTAATTCAGCATATGGAATAGTGTCGTAAAAGTATATAAAGACAAGTGCCCACATTCGTGAACTCCTTTTAATTTGGTACTCCCCACAGGACTCGAACCTGTAACCAAAACGTTATGAGCGTTCTGCTCTAACCAATTGAGCTAGAAGAGTGTTATATGGTACTCGCAACCGGACTCGAACCGGTACGCCCTAAGGCAAAAGATTTTAAGTCTTCATTGTCTACCAATTCCAACATGCGAGCAATGGTGATCTCTGTAGGACTCGAACCTACGACCTAGTGCTTAGAAGGCACTTGCTCTAATCCAGCTGAGCTAAGAGACCTATCACTTTGTTACATCAATAAATTGCAGCTCGTATGTTCTACCATTTTGCCTAAAGGTAACAACTGAATAGTCATAAACCTTTCGTGTGGTATCGCGGTATCGCGTTACTGTATCACACTTTCGTTCCAGGCGATAACCGGTGATAACGCGCTTGCTACCATTTTGCGCTTCGTTTGCGCCAATGATACCGCCCAGGACAGCACCAGCGGCTGCACCTCCGTCATCACCGGTTAGGCCTTTGCCAAGAATTCCTCCGAGGATCATTCCACCTAAAGCGCCAGCACCAGCGTCGCCACCTTGCTGTCTGCCGTAAATTGGAGTCTCTACATCGTAGCATTCTTTGGCCTTATACGGTTTAGAAATAACTTGATTAGCGTAATAGTCTTGTACACCAACCATTTTTGGTTTTGCATCTGCGGCTGCAGTAGTTGCGGCCAACAATAAGCTTGCTGTAATAATAAACTTAGACATTGTGTTATCCTTTATGGTTGTCTATTGCGTTCTGAAAGATTTTGTAGGGTAAAAAACAAACCCAGCCGTATACACACCAAAAAACAATGTTAGGGAGAATTATTTCAATCAACATATTCACTACTAAAATCCCATTCATCAAACGGTTCTGACGAACCATCACACTCAAAGCTGATATCTATATCTGAATTGTATTCAGACAGATATTTATTCATCGCGATCTGGCGAGACATGTCTTTAACCTCTTCACGCTCTTGTTCATCAAAGTTATCATAAAACCAATCAACAACTTTAAATTCTTTGAATTCTTCTAGATCTAAATCTTTACTAAATTTAAACATTATTTCATAACCTTTTTAGCATATTTGATAGTCATCAATTGTGCGTCGTTTAAACCTTTAGTTGATGCAGTTTCTGCAAGATGCTCTCCTACATCTGAAAACGCATTCAAGATTGCCAAAGGTACATTCATATTTTCGCCACTCTCGGAAAACCACATCATCTTACGGCCAAAGTTAGCAACCGTACGCTGTTGAGCAGTTTGTTCAAAAAATGTAATGTTCATGGTGATTCCTTTTTTCCATTTGATATATACAATCTATCTGATTCTCTCGAGAATGTCAACAAATTTTTTCACAAAAACTAAACTTTTTTCTCTTGCTTCTTTTTCCCACCAACGATCTTCGTATATTGGCTTTTCGCTATCAAGTAGTTTACCGAGGTCTTCTTTCATATATTGTTTTATATGTACGATTTCATGAGCGATAGTGGTATATATTTCAGTAAGTGTACGATCTTTTATTGCAGCAATTACCATATAGTTTTTTTCATCAAGATCTATGCATAGGCCTGTTCTCCTGGCAGCTCCTGCCATGTCAGCTAAATATGCAGTTCCAACGACCTCAATACTATCAGGCTTTATGTCAAGCTCCGCGCAACATAGGTTAACAAAGTCTATTGTTAAAGCCTCTTCTAAATTTTCTACTTTAATATTCATCTTCCCAAACTTCATCATTTTCCTCAAAGTTCATTTGGATTTCTTCATCGAGGGCAAAGTGCTCAACAAGATCTTTAGGAATTGAGTCTAACGATCTAATATCATTTGAGTCATATTCGTAATACTCATTTTTACCATTAGTAAACATACCAATAAATTCCATACCTGATTCATAGTATCTTAGCTCAGCAATACAATCTGGGTTAGTTTCCAAGAAGGTTTGAAACGCTTCTACAGGAGGACTCCACGCACTGTCCACAGTACCTGAAATTACGGCAATATCTTTTTCTTCTTCTATAGATAAGTTTTCAGGATCTACATCCCATTTAGTACCCCAACTTTCGATGGCATCTTTATTCGATGGTGACATAACACACAAAAGACCACCTGCATCCATGATTTCATTATATAAGTTATTAACCTTTTCTTTAGGTCCACTAATAAGAACATCGTTCATACACCAGTTAGGCATTTATTTCTCCTTTAAAAAAAATGTTTCGTACACAGCTGTAACAGCTACCAATGTAATAAAGAAAACACTACATCCAACAAAAGCTCCCATTACGCAGCCTCCTTATAATATTCATCAAAAGTTCCATGCAGCCGTAGTTTTACGTTACGAATATGGCTACACGCTTTACGCGGTTTCTTTTTGCACGAACAACTAAAACCTTCGTCATGCATTTTTACTATACCTTTAGCATATTGCCATTCTGTACCAACAGCCCAATGGCCTTGCGTTTTTACTAACGAAGTAGAAAATATCATACAGCTTGCGCCTCGATAATTTGAGCCATTTCAAGACGCTCAGCGCGATCTTCATAATCTTCAGCAATCATAATAATTTCTTCAAGGAGTTCCTGCCGAGATTTGCCAAAGTTATCGGCACGGCGAGATAAACTACGAAGACGTTCGGCAATTGTAATAAGTTCAATCATGTACAGTTCCTTCCATTTATAGAACTATACTATCTGATTCGCGATATAATGTCAATAGTTATTTAGATAATTCACTGAAAAATATGTCTGACATAACTGCTTCTAATTCGTATGCTTCTTTTTCCCACGGTAAAGAATAGTAGTCTCCGTCGTATGGTTTACCGTTCCAACGCGATCGCCTGTTACCTATCCCAGAAACAAGCTCACCGTTTATATATTGTTTTGCGTGGACAAACTCGTGAAACAGAGTCATGATTACCATTTTCTTATTAAGCTTTGGATTGACAAATAATGTTATACCATCTTCGTCATCGTAGTCGCAATAGCCGGCACAGTCGTTATCAAATTCTCCACCAAAATCTATTTCTACAGACTCGTCTATTTCAAGGAAGTCTGATGCAAACAGTACAGCCTTATCCATAAGATCATCGGATATTTTGTTTGGCTTTCCATAACTAACATAATACATTATGATTCCAACTCGTCAAGATCTGTTGTGAATTGTTTTGCTGGTGTTGTCTTAGACCAGAACTTAAGATCCTTTTCAGCCTCTTTGATTTCTTTCTCCAATGCCTTTACCATTTCCTGTGTAAGGCTTAGTATATTAATACGGAGACAACGGTCAACATCATCGTAGTTACGCTGTGCATCCGTTTCAATGTAAATCTGCTCTGATACATCAGCTTTCTTTTTGTCTTTAAACTCAATACGATTATCAAGTACTGCTTGAATGAATTGCATTTTAACATTCAGCCAACGCATTTCCTCTTCAGCTTCTTTCTTGCGCAAATCAATACGCTGCTGAAGAACACCCATACGGAATTCGCAAAAGTCTTTAATAAGATGACGTTCGTCTTTATATTCGCGCAGCTTTCCGTCAAATCCAATTACTGTTAAGTTTTCAGTTAATGGCTTTGATAGTTTAAATTTTGAAATAACTTTTGCGTTAGTCCATGTTGATGAAGTGTTCTGTTTTAATTTAACTTCAAATTTAAAACCGGATTTATCGCAAAGATCTTCGTAGGAAACGATATCTCCGTCTTCTTCTAGCTTGTCGAGTACTTTAACATAGCCTTCTCTGTCAAAGCCATATGGTACTTCAGTTATTTCTAATACTGTTTTACTCTTCTTTTCAAAACAACCAAGAACTGTGTATTTATCCTCAGTTTTGTCATAGTTTACGGTACCTTTGAAGTCCGGAAAGGACACTGGAAGCCTTTTCGATATATTACCATACGTCACATATTCGCGACAGGCACGAGAAAGTGCGTCAGCGCTTCGAGGTAGTATGTTTGTAGCAAAACCAGTTGCAATACCTTTAGTTCCATTGGTCAACACGAGTGGAATAACTGGAATATAAAACGCAGGTGGCTCGTGTTCAGGATCGCTGTGCTGTGGAGCTAGATCTAAATCACGGATATACTTTTTGAAATTTTGATGTAAACGAGTGTAAACATATCGAGCTGCACCGGGCTCTTGAACTAACCGAGTACCAAACGATCCTCGACCTTCAACTAAGCAAACGTTATTGTTCCACTCTGCGGCCATAAGTTGACCTGCTCCAGCTGCGCTTGCCTCGCCGTGGTTATAACCATAATCTGATATAATACCAGCAACCGCTGATACCTTTTTGAAATCGTTTTTAGAATTTAGGATTGATGAATATAAGTAAAAGCGCTGAACTGGTTTCAATCCGTCAATCATATTTGGAATTGCTCGTGATTCAACCGTGTACATCGCAAACGATAACCATTCGTTCCTGGCAACTTTTGATATTGGATATTCATTAGCTTCAGTTGTGAAATCTAAAAGGCTCATTTAAAATACGTCCCGTCTGTGTAGTGTGTACCGCTGTTTTGAGTTGCCCACCATAGGCAGTTTAATCTATTATATCTAGAGTACCAAGCACCTTTATTAGTTACTCCCATTTCAGCTCCTCTGATTCTCAATTCACGATACCACAATATTAAATTAATGATTCTATCCATTCTACAATATTAATCTCCATATGTCAACCGATAATTGCAATACACTTTCCATCCTTCCCACAAGCTATATGATATAACTGGGCCGATGTATGGAAAAAATAAAAAATTTAGTATTAACCACGCACAAAAGATTGCAGCTAACATATCATACCATTGTATCATGCGAACATATACTCCTTACGTAATGCTGAGTCTTTACCAAACATCATTTGAAAAATACTTGCATCATCAACTGTAACAGTATCATATTGCGGATCGTTAATAATACTATCATATTCGTTTTCAGTTAATGAACCGAGACCCTTGATGTAACGGTGTTTCCAATTTGGATTTTTTTGTTTATGATCGTTTGCACTATCGTAATCATAAAACCAAGTAACCTTATCTTTAAATGTTGAAATCATCATAGGTGTACGAGTAATCTTTACGCGTTTTTCAGTCAATAGCCGTGGCCAGAATTTGAAAAAGAATGCAATCAGCAATGGACTAATATGACCAATACCATCATGGTCAGCATCAGTTAGAGTTGCAATGCTTTCATATGTCATATTGTCAACACTATTAGGATTAGTAATATCAAGTCCTAAAACCGCAACGAGCTCAGAGAGTTCTTTGTTCTTCAATACATCAGCAGGTTTCATATCCCATGTATTCATAATAACACCACGAAGCGGGTATGCCCCAACCTTATTAGCATCGCGAACCTTAAGTAAGAAACCCATAGCTGAGTCACCCTCAACAATCTTCAAAGTTGCGTTTGGTTTGTTGGCAGCAATATGTTTTGCAACCTTAACGCGGCGTAGGCCTTTCTGAGCAAGCGTAGCGGCACGTTTATCAGCTGCAATCTTTCTCGCAAGTTGCGCTTCGATGATAGGATCAATAAGCTCAGGAGTATTTAAAATTTTGCGAGCAAAGAAAACAGCTTCTTTAATTCCTGCGGCTAATGCGTGTTCTTTAACGTTTCCAGTTGGGTTTGTTAAACGCTCTTTAGTTTGGCTGTCAAATTTTGGATTAGTAAAATTGCGAGCAAACATAATAAACGTAAGATTACCTTTACAATGATTACGATTGATTTCAATCTTGTGTTTACGTTTAATCATAACGCACAATTCTTCAACAATGCTATTCATTACAAAATCAACATATGTTCCACCTTGGCGTGTATTAACACCGTTCACAAAACTGTTTGAACGAAACCCGTCTGACGAGTGAGCAATAAAGAACGACAAGTTATCAGATTTTTCTATAATTGCTGGCTGGTCGCCTACAAACATTTTAGAATACTTTTTAAGATCGTTAACTTTAATACGTTTCTTATTGAATGAAAATGTAATTTCAGGAAATGCCATTTGCAAACTGATAAGACGATCTTCAACTAAAGAAATCGTATCGTATTCGTTTAGGCTATTACATTCAAACAGATCAAAGTCAGGAACAAATGAAACTTCAGTTCCGTTGCCTGCTTTGTTCATTACGGATTCTTTAATTGTTTCAGCGCCGTTAGTACAAGTAACAACTTGGCATTTGCCACCGTTCCATGTTTTGCCTGTAAATTTTGAAGACAAGAAGTTAGTCGCCGCAGATCCTACGCCGTTCGTTCCGATAGTTACTCGCTCATCATCAAAGGATGTACCTGCATTAACACGGGTCCACGCCGCGGTTGCTTGCGCTATCTTACTTCCTGTGGTTTCATCGTAAACCAATTCATGCGGTATACCGCGGCCGTTATCTGTTACGGTAATTGAGTTGTCCATTTTGATAGACACGTCAATTTTATTTGCATATTTGAAATTCGTGCGAATTGCTTCATCTATTGAATTATCTAATATTTCATCAATCATTTTTGATAAAGCTGGAACGTATTCAACTCTATCCCATTTGCCCATCATAAAACGCTCAATAGGTTCACGGGCGCTTGATCCCATGTACATACCAATGCGTTCACGAACGTGTTGACGAGCTGTTAAGATTTTAAATTGTTCAGACATATTGTCTCCATTTTATATATGGTACTCAAAACCAATGAGTACAATCATCGCACGGATCATCCCATTTATGCGGAATGTCGTCGTTGTCCATACGGATCCTTGTTTCTGTTTCCGGTTACTCTATTTATTATAAATATCTATACTAACTGATTCGGGACAGAATGTAAATAGGAAAATGAACATGCAGACAAATTATTTGAATCCAACATCCTTTTTGGTGTCTATTGAAAGAATACCAAATGTAGTGTTTACAACACAGCGGGCTATCTTGCCTTCAGTTTCGATGTCTGCAGTTACTACGCCTAACCCGTTGAAAAATATTTATCAAGTTCCTGACCATCTTGAGTATGCTGAACTTGACTTGAGTTTTGTCCTTAACGAAAATCTTGATAATTATATAGAAATTTTAAATTGGATGGAAGGTCTTGCAACTCCTGAAAGTTTGTCGCAATTTGATCGTTTAAAGAACACAAGGGATGGCTTAAAGTCAGATATCGTCATTATAGTAACAAACAGCCACAAGAACCCAAATATAGAGTTTAGGTTTAAAGACGCGTTCCCACTTACAATTTCTCCAATCAGTTTAGATATTACACCTGGCGATGTCGTAAATCCTGAAGTAACCGTCACATTCCGTCATAACGGTTTCACAATCACTCAATTATAATTGTTGACATTCCACTGATTCTAGTGTAGAATAGCAGTATAAGCTAGAGGAGTATAGTATGAGCACTGATGATATCAGCGAGCTGTGGTCAAAAGATTCTAAAATCGATGAAACAAACCTTATGGGTGAATCAAAGCGAATTCCTGAATTGCATAGTAAGTATTACAATTTATATTATAAGGAAGCGCTAAAAGTAAAAAAGCTTCGGTATGATTATAAAGAACTTGAGATGGCAAAACGTGAATGGATTGATGGATCCATGGCAGAAGAAGATTTGCACGAACGGGGTTGGCGACCTTTTCAGAAAAAAGTTATTCGCCAAGATATGGATAAATATATACAGAGCGATAAAGACATTATCAACTTAAGTCTTAAAATAGATTATCATTCGGTACGTGCAAACTATCTCGAAGATATCGTTAAGACAATACATAGTCGCAATTTCATTATCAAAAATATAATTGATATTATGAAATTCCAAGCTGGAGAATACTAATGAAATCAGTAGCTGAACAAGCAATTCAAGCATCGATGTATGGTCATTCTGTAACGTATCCTAACAGTGAAAACATTAAGCCGCCATTAGAAAAAGAACGTATTCGCGTCGTTGAAGCGGCAACTCGAGCTGAAATTGCTAGCTATCGAGTTAAGGAAATCGAAGAGCGGATAGAAGAGATAAATATACTCAGACAGCAAGCTGCTGTTCGTTATGCACCAAATGGAGATAAAGTTCCTGTTGCATATACACAAGGTGAATTTGTAGATATTGAAGTATAGGATTATATGACTGACGTTGTAAATGTTGAACAGATTAATGCTGTTTATTTGAAAGTAACCGCAGATCCTGGAACTCGTCAAGAGATTCAGCAATTCTTTTCATTTAGACCAAATAATTATCAATTTACTCCTGCATACAAAAATCGTATGTGGGATGGTTGGATACGTCTGTATCAGCCAATGCGTCCAACTCTTTACGTAGGTTTAATGAAACACTTAGTTAAATTTTGCGAAGATAGAGGTTATGAAATTAATGCTGACGACGATCTGATACACGGCGATGATATTCCTGATGATTACGGTTATCAAATTGCAAGAGATGTAAATTGTAAGTTCGAGCCTCGAGATTATCAGAACGATTATGTTGTTAGTGCATTGAGAGACCGTAGATCATTATCATTATCTCCAACTTCATCAGGTAAATCTTTAATCATTTATCTTATGCAACAACATTATTACGAAACATATGGTCATAGAACTTTAATTATTGTGCCTACAATTGGTCTTGTTCATCAGATGGCTGGCGACTTCGAAGACTATGGTTGTGATCCTAGTTTGATATATAAAATCCAAGGTGGTGTTGATAAGAATACTTCGGCACCTATTGTCATAAGTACTTGGCAATCATTGATTAAACAACCAAAAGATTGGTTCTCTCAATTCAAAGTAGCATTAGGAGATGAGGCTCATTTGTTTCAAGCTAAGTCTTTGCAGAAAATCATGGAAGGTTTAGACGAGTGCTATTACCGTCATGGATTTACAGGTACTCTAAAAACTGAGGAAAGTAAAACGCACCAACTTGTTCTTGAAGGTTGCTTTGGGCCAGTACGTCGCTTTGTTAATACTAAGGATTTAATTGAAAGCGGGACAGTTGCAGATTTCAACATCAAAGCAATTGTTCTTTCTCATAATAACGAAACTCGTAAAAAGTTTAAAGACGCTTTCAAACAAGTTAAAGAAACTCAGAAAAAATACCCAGCTGAAAGAGAGTTTATTGTTAATAACGAAAAGAGAAACATATTCATTCGTAATTTGTTATGGTCTCTTAAAGGTCAAAATAACTTAGTGTTGTTTGATTTAGTTGAAAAACATGGTAAGATATTAGAGCCACTCCTTCGGAGAGACGATCGTCAACTACATTTTATATATGGCGCAACAAAAGGTGAAGAACGCGAGCGTATTCGTCATATGATTGAAAACGATCCGATTAAACAACATGACATTCTTGCATCTTATGGTGTATTCAGTACTGGCGTTAATCTTAAGAAATTGGATAACGTAATCTTTGCGTCTGGTTCTAAATCTGAAATCAAAGTACTTCAATCAATTGGACGGACTCTTCGAAAAGGTAACGATGCTGATAAAGCTACGCTGTATGATATTACTGATGACCTGTCGGTAGGATCGTTTGAAAACTATACGCTCAAACATTTCCGCAAACGTATTGAGATTTATGGTTCTGAACAATTCCCATATAAGATATATACAGTTAACATCTAATTATTATTTATAGAGACATAAGTCTATTATACACAGTATCCAGAGTATGTCAACCAATATTTTCGTAAAAAGGAAAAAAAATGTTTATAGACTTTGGTTGCGGTTACGATCTTAGTCAATTCCAACATAAGCAAACCCATTGGCCAGTTCCAAAAGATGTTCCGTATGTTGGGATAGATCGTAGGCCGATTAAACACAACGCTTCAAAAGAATTTATAGGTTTACTTGAAGCAGGATATACTCAAACAGCTAAAAACATTTGGATAAAGAAACATGAGTATTCATTTCGTTTACATGATATGTATGTGATTGATGATATCAGAAACGATATGCCTTTGATGGCAGAACAGTTCAGATGTGATTCCGTTTTAGAACATATACCCGAGGACGAAGTATTTGATACTCTTGTTGGGATCTATAATAAGATAGACGATGAAGGGTCTGGTGGAATACATATTGACCTTTCAGATCACAAGAAACAAATACCACCTACATTTGACCATTACGAAGATAATACTTGGGGTGTTGAAAACCGTGAGCATTACAAAGGATTTTTTCTCAATCGCATTAAAAAAGACCAATGGATAGAATTACTTAACGAACTTTTTGTATATGAATTGCGTGATCCAGAAGAACCATCTTTTGTATCAGCACGCAATGTTAGAAAAAAGTAGTTGACATATTAGTCTTTTTAGAATACTATATTAATATACCCCACAATAAAGGAGGACACCGTCCATGGCGAAACCTCGCAAACGGAACTACGTCAACAACAAAGACCTGCTGGAAGCTTTAATCAATTACAAGAAAGCTTGCCGCGAAGCAGAAGACCAAGGCGAGATAACGCCTCGAGTGCCTGACTACATAGGTAAATGCATTTATCAAATTGCTACAAGACTCGCAACAAAACCAAACTTTAGTGGGTATTCCTACAAAGAAGATATGATATCAGACGGAATTGAAAACTGTCTTCAGTATATCAATAACTTTAATCCTGAGAAATCTCAAAACCCATTTGCATACTTTACTCAAATTATTTGGTACGCGTTCCTACGACGTATTCAAAAGGAAAAGAAGCAAATGTATATCCGGTTTAAATCTTCGCAAAGTATGATTGCAACTGGCGGAACTTATGCCGGTGATGAAGTAGTTCTTAATCTCAATACTAATGCTGATTATATGAATGCATTTGTTCAAGACTTCGAGGACAAGCTAACTAGAGATAAAGAAAAGAAAAAGTAATGAAAATAGCAATTATTACAGATATGCATCTCGGTGTACGAGGTGACTCTAAAGTATTCTTGGATCATCAAGAAAAGTTTTTCAGCAAAGTATTTTTTCCATATTTAGACGAACATGGTATTAAGACTGTACTTGACCTTGGCGATACTTTTGACCGCCGTAAGTATGTTAACTATGTTACACTCGCAAGAGCTAAGAAAATGTTCTTTGACGAATTGTCAAAACGTGACATTGAGTACCATGCAATTGTTGGAAACCATTCTGTATATTATACAAACACCAACGAAGTTAACTCGATGAACCTATTGCTTCAAGAGTATTCAAACTTCAACATTTACCAAGACAATCCAATTGAGTTGACATTTGGGTCAACTAGTGTTATTATGGTTCCATGGCTTACAAAAGATAATATGGAAAAAAGTCTTACGGTAATAAAAAACTCAACTGCAAACATTTGTATGGGCCACTTTGCTATCCAAGGTTTTGAAATGTTGAAAGGTGCAATTAACGACCACGGTTTACAAAAAGACGTGTTCACTCATTTTGAGCAAGTTTACTCAGGACACTTTCACCATCCTTCAGAGTATGGCAATATTAAGTACCTTGGCGCTCCGTATGAAATGACTTGGTCCGATTACGAAGGACGTCGTGGTTTCCGTATACTTGATACTGAAACACGTGGATTGGAATGGATCTTAAATCCGTTTCAAATTTATCATAAGATAGACTACGACGATACCGATATGACTATTGAAGAAATTGCATCCTTGGATACTGATAATATCAAAGATGCATATATTAAAGTGATTGTGAAAGAACGTTCCAATCCATACATATATGACTTGTTCATTAACAAATTAACTGATGCAGGCGCCGCTGATGTTAAAGCTATTGAGGACAGTCTTAATTTAGAGTCAGAAGGGGTTGAAGATATCCTTGATGAAACAAAGGATACAAAAGAAATCCTACATAGTTATATTGACTCTCTTGACACAAAGGTTGATAGGAAAGATATTAAAATGCTAATTGATGATTTATATATTGAGGCACAGCAGGTTGCATGAAGATTGAATTTAAAACTGTTCGTTATAAAAATTTACTATCGTCTGGTAACTCTTGGACGACAATCCCGCTTAATAATAACAGAACAACTTTAATCAGCGGTACAAATGGTAGCGGTAAGTCAACATTGTTGGACGCTATCGTTTTTGGTTTATACGGTAAAGCATTTCGTAAAATTAATAAGAACCAACTTATTAACAGTATTAATGGCCGAGACACTCTTGTTGAAATAGAGTTCCAAATTGGTCAAAACAAATATATGGTTCGCCGTGGCATTAAGCCTGTAGTCTTTGAAATATGGAAAAATGGTGAAGTCATAAATCAGGACGCTGCGTCTCGAGATTACCAATCGTATCTTGAGCAAAACATTCTCAACTTAAATTATAAATCATTTAATCAAATCGTTGTGTTAGGTAGTGCAACTTACGTTCCGTTTATGGAATTGCCTGCTCACACTCGACGTGATATCATTGAAGATCTGTTGGATATACAAGTCTTTAGTACAATGAATACTTTGCTAAAAGATCGTGTATCAATTAATAAAGATAACATTGCCGAGACCGGTTATCAAATGGATCTTACAGAGCAAAAGCTCGATTCTGCAAAGGAGCACAACGCTTCAATCCGCAAGATCCGTGAAGATGAAGTTGAAAAAGTACGTGAAAAAATGTCAGGCCATTTGGTTAAGGTTGAAGAAGAAAAAGAAGCAATAGAACAGCTTCAAACAAATATTGAAGAACTGGTTAAAACTATTACAGATAAGCAATCAGTCAAAGCAAAGATTGACAAAGCAAAGAAATTAAAACAAGAATTAGCTATTAAACTTCGTGGCCATCATGATGAGCTTTCTTTTTATAACAATCACGATAACTGTCCTACATGTAAACAAGGTATTGAACACGATTTCAAAGAAACTATTATTACCGATAAAGGTAAAAAGATTGGCGAACTTGACGGCGGTCTTGAACAGTTATTGGAAAAGATAGCAGGCTACGAAACTAGAGTCGAAGAAATATCAAATGTTGAGGATCAAATTTCTGAACTTAATTTGACTATTGGCGACCATCGTGCAACTATTAAGGTATCTATGAATGCTTTGAACTCATATAAGAATGAATTGACAAAAGCTGAAGAACAGGTTGAAGCAGTTGATACATCAAAGCTCGAAGAGTTAAGTACAAAATTAAAAGACTTTGAAATAAAGCAGCAAGATCTGTTTAATCAAAAGGAAGTTATTAGCGTTGTGCAAACAATGTTGAGAGATGGCGGTATCAAAGCAAAAATCATTCGCCAATACATTCCTGTTATGAATAAACTAATCAATAAGTATCTTGGCGCGTTTGACTTGTTTGTTGACTTCCAACTTGACGAAAACTTTAATGAAGTAATTAAGTCAAGGTTCCGTGACGCGTTTTCTTACGCATCGTTCAGTGAAGGAGAAAAGCTCAGGATCACGTTGTCAATTATGTTGGCTTGGCGTTCTGTTGCGAAACTAAGAAATTCTGTTTCTACCAATTTATTGCTACTTGACGAAACGTTGGATGGTGCTCTTGACTCAGTCGGTATTGAAAATCTTATTGACACATTACATAATCTAAATGCTGATGATAATATATTTGTTATTAGCCATCGTGGCCATCAGTTTGGAGACAAGTTTGATAGTCATATTCGTTTCCAAAAAGTTAAAAACTTTAGTGAGGTTACAGCTTGACTTTGTTAAATAACTCAATGTCTACCGAAGGACTTAATGATCTTGAAACCCTCGAAACAATGTTTAAAGAATTCTTTCACAAAGAAACATACGACTGGTGGGTACCTGTCAAGGCTGGTGATATCGTAGTTGATCTTGGAGCTTGCATTGGCATGTTTACGTGTCGCGCTTTAGATTTAGGAGCTTCTAAGGTATATTCAGTAGAGCCTAGTATTGATCTGCTGTCCACAACTATGAAAAACGCGCTATCGCATTTAGTTGAACATCCTGGTTC